ATGGCCGTTGCGAATGAGGCACCGCGTTCAAATTTGACGTTGAATGACTGGGCCAAACGATTGGATGAAAACGGAAAGGTGGACAAGATTGTTGAGATTCTGAATCAGAATAATTCGATTTTGTCTGACATGATTTGGCGCGAGGGGAATTTGCCGACCGGGCACAAGACCACCATTCGCACCGGTATGCCTAATGTGGCGTGGCGCAAGCTGTATGAGGGGGTGCAGCCGTCGAAGTCAACGACCGTGCAGATTACCGATACATGCGGGATGCTGGAGTCGTATTCAGAGGTGGATAAGGATCTGGCGGATTTGAATGGCAATACGGAGCAGTTCCGTTTGTCGGAGAGTCAGGCTTTTTTTGAGGCGATGAATCAGGAGATGGCGCAGACGCTGATTTATGGTAATGCGACGGCGGAGCCGGCGAAGTTTACCGGCCTGGCGGTGCGTTACAGCGAGCTGGCCAGTGCCAATGCGGCAGCGAGTGCGCAGAATGTGCTGGGTGCGGGTGGCACGACCGGGCCGCTGACTTCGATCTGGCTGGTGGGCTGGGGTGATAACACGGTGCATGGCATTTTCCCGAAAGGGTCCAAGGCCGGGCTGTCGTTTGACGATAAGGGCCAGGTGACGGTGACCGATGACAAGGGTGGGTATTTTGAGGCCTACCGTGCGCATATCAAGTGGAATGCGGGGCTGACGGTGCGTGACTGGCGTTATGTGGTGCGTGTTGCCAATATCAGCGTGAATGACCTGGAAGGGCTGAGTGGCTCGCAGGCACTGGATGCGAAGACGTCGATCATCAAGCTGATGAGTCGTGCAATTGATCATCTGCCGTCACTGGATGCGGTGCGGCCTGCGTTTTACGTGAACCGCACGCTGTTTTCGCTGCTCAAGATTGCCGCGATGGAGAAGACGAGCAATGTGCTGTCGATTGAGCAGGGGCTCAATCAGTTTGGCAAGCGCACCAGCGAGGTGGTGTTTGACGGTGTGCCGATTCGCAAGGTGGATCGCATTATGAACAATGAGGATGTGGTGGTTGCTCCCTGAGGGAGCAGGTGACACGGTAAGGAGTGTACAGATGATTTTGGATAGCAAACTGGAGTTTTCTAACAAGCAGGTGGTGTCGGCCAATGCACTTTCAGACAATGTGCTGAATATGTTTGCCGGTACAACACCGAACGCCAAGGTGGACCTGGGCGCAGGTGAGCCGGTGTGGCTGGTGGTGCAGTTGGCGACAGCAGCGGCCAGCGGTACCGGTACGCTGACGGTGACGCTGGAGACGGCGGATAACGCGCAGATGACGGGCGCGAAGGTGGTGGTGAGTTCGGGTGAGGTGGACGTGAGCGCTTTGCAGCCGTATCAGCGGTTGTGTGCGTTGCGTTTGCCTTTGGATGCGTACCGGAAGTATCTGGCCGTGCGTTATACCGTGGATGGTTCATTGACCAATGGGGTGGTGAATGCATTTATGGTGAAGGATGCGCATGTGAGCCATGCGCTGGCCGCGGGCAGCGCCATGGTGTAAACAGCAGGGAGCCGGCCGCAGCAGGGCCGGTTGGTGCTGACGGAGTGCAGGCGGTGCAGGTGCAATAAGGCAATGGAGCAATAGGGCAATAGGGCGTGGATGTTGCTGTGTGGCCTGCACTCCGTTTTTCTGTGTCTGTGTTTGTACCGGTGGCACTGGAGCGGCTCTTGAAAGCATGTCTAAAGGGGTGATGGATGGCGGTGGATGTTGAGGATGAGTTTGATATTTCGATAGAGATCGGCGGTATTGTGGTGAGTGGTGAGACGGTGCGGCTGGGTTTTTCTGTGGCGCAGCAGGTTACGGTTTCGCAGTGGGGTGATAACACGCTGGATCTGGATGCGATCAAGACGTCGCCTTATGATCTGGCGCTGGATGATGGTTCGGGTCTGCCGGCTTATCTGGGGGTGATGCTGTTGCAGCCCAAGGACGCGGGCAACGGCCAGGCACCTGAACGGCCTGCGGGAATGGTGCGCATGGTGGTGAAGACGGCTGCCGGTGACGATTGGGAGAATGCGCAGACGGTGCTGGAAACGGATACGGTGGATGTTTCGACAGTGCAGGTAGGCAGTTTGTTTGCGGTGCAGGTGTTTCCGCCGGGGGGGTATCAAAAGCGGTTCCGTTTGTATTATGAAGTGCAGCAGTCGCTGGAGAATGCATGGTTTTATGCGTTCATTACGAATCAGCCATCGGTTGACAGGCGTTTGTCGTTTGTGAAGGTGTGAGGCTGGTGGGGCAGAAATAAGGCATGAATGGGGCGTGAGTGCCGGATTTGGTGGTGTTTTTTGAAAGGTGGGCGGTGATGGTGAAGTGGCAGGCAAGGGAGATGGGGCAGGTGCAGAATGTGCTGATTCAACCGGGTGAGGTGTTTGTGAGCGGGCGTGATTGTTCGCACTGGGCAGACCGGGTGGAGCCTGCTGAGGCAGCGCCTGTTGCCGTGGTGCAAAAGAAGGCGGTGCGCAAAGCGGATGCTTCTAAAAGTACCCGGCCGGCTTCAACGGCACGTACAGCCAGGGCGCGTGCAGAAAAGGGCTAAAAGGTAAAAGGGCCAGCCGGGTGAGGCGCGGAGTTTTGAGCATGTGTTATCCCTGCGTATAATGTTTCGGGGTGCGTGACGAGGGGCAGTTGATCTGCCCTTTGTTTTTCCTGTAAACAAGTGAGATGGCTGCTGTATCTAGTGGTAGGCCGGTGGGGATGGATGATGCCGTTTTATGCGAGTGTGCTGTTGACCGTGGTGGGGCTGCTGTGGTCTGGCCTGATTTTATTTTGTATGCTTGCAGGTGTGGCAGAAGGTTTGGGGGCATGGCTCGGGCTGTTGTTTATGCAGGTGGGAGGCATTGCTTTTTTTTTGATTGGTGTATCGGGTTTGGTGCGCAGCGTGCGTTACCTGATCAGGTGGAAGCTGCTGACGCGCAGCGGCAAAAAGATTTCAGTACGGCTCACGCGGGTGGAGGTGAATAAGAATCTGGCGGCGAACGGGCATCATCCGTACCGGCTGGTTTCGGAGTGGGAGCATCCTGAAAGCAAGGTGCTGTATGTTTTTTCGAGCAGGCGGCTGTGGGTGGACCCTGACCCGTACATTCCGGATGACCGTATGCTGGATGTGTATGTGGATGCCCGTGATTACAAAAGGTATGTGATGGATACGTCTTTTGTGCCCGCAGAGAAGGAGCGCGAGGCGCAAACTCGAACGCAAACGGATTGAGTCATTGAGCAATTGACCATTGGGCGCTGGTTGTGCGGTTTGCTGGTTGGTTCAGACCTCATGGGTTTATGTGCCTGTGAGGTTTTTTATTGCGTGTCAATGCGAAAAACGAGCAATCTGCTCGTGTAAGGGGGTAAAGGCTTTGCCGCTATCTATAATGCCACGCAGGCAGCAAGGATGGGCGAACAGATCAGGATGTTGTCTGTCTGTGCCTGAACACAGTGGTGTGGCATGGTGATGTAAAGGAGTCAAACGTTGAAATGGATTCTTGGGATTTTTGCGGGTGTCGGTCTGGTGTTTTTTCTGGTAGGTGGTTATATGGCTTACCAAACGCTGCAGTTTCGTATGGACTCGGTGAAGACAACGGGCGAAGTGGTGGATTTGGTCGGGGATGAAACTTACAAGCCGGTGGTTGTGTTTGAAACGGCCGACGGGCAGGAGATTATGTTTCATGGCAGTGTAGGCTCGAGTCCACCTTCTTACGATATTGGTGAGCGGGTACAGGTGTATTACCAGCCGGCAGAACCGAATAGGGCGCGTATTGGCGGTTTTTTGGAGGGCTGGTTTTTTGCGGTGGCTTTTCTGGGATTTGGCGGGGGTTTTTTCCTGGTGGGCATGGTGCCAATGTGGCGGATGTGGTCAGGAGAGGTCAGATTGCAGCGGCTGAGGCAGAGCGGGCAAAGGCTTTCGGTGCGGTTGACGCGGGTGGAGCGTAACCAGAGTGTTTCGGTGAATGGGCGGCACCCGTACCGGCTGGTGTCGGAGTGGCAGAATCCTCAGGATAAAAAGCTGTATGTTTATTACAGTAAGAATTTGTGGGTGGACCCTGACCCGTTCATTCCGGATGACCGCATGCTGGATGTGTATGTGGATATCGATAATTATAAAAAGTATGCGATGGATACTTCTTTCATTCCTAAAAGGGCGTGAGGGATGGCGGGTGTGCGCAAGGGCGGCTGCTTATAGCGCGGGACCGCCGTTGATAGAGAATAGAAGCGTTGTCTGAAACCGGGATCATCGTTCCCGGTTTTTTTCTGGTTGTTGGTATTTAATGATGAGCCGCGGTGGTTATGGCAGGCCGGGGCTGAGTGTGTGCTGCGTATCGCTGGTGGTGGAGACGTATTCCCAGAGGCCGTCTGTGGTAAAGGCCAGTTGTAAAAATTGTTCAACCTGATCGGATGTGGTGAAGCGAAACGGCCCGGAGAAGATGGGTTGAGGGACGGTGTCGGTACCGGGCTCAGGCTTGGGCTCGTGGTCGCGCCAGCTGGAGTCGCGCCGTTCGTTGTGAACGCGTACCGGATAGAGGTGCTGCCGGTTCCAAATGATGTAGCCGTTCAGGTCGTCTCCCATGCCGTCCATGTAATGGGGGTCGTAACTGGTGACGACCAGCGTGATGTGGTTGCCGTCCGGCAGGGTGCCGCTCCACAGGCCGGGTTCCGGTCTGAGGGGGTAGTGCAGCTGGCATGGGCCGCTGCCGTTGAGTAGGCACTGACCGTAAGCACTGAGGTAGGGCGCCAGGCTGGCATAGCTGATTTCATTGTGCCAGCCGGGCTTGACGTTGACGCCGTGCAGCGTGGTCTGCCCACCCAGGCAGGAGGTGTCGAGGTCTTCCATGACCAGGGCATGTGGCAGCAGTTGCAGGGCCTGCGCGTTGGAGGTGAGCATGACGGTGCCACCGGTTTCTTCCACGGACCAGAGCTGGCAGTCTTCATAACGGGTGTATTCGTTTTGTGACGGGTCTGCTTCAGCGTTTGTTTCGTGTGCTTTTCCATGCCCTGGTGCTGCGGGTATGCGGGCCAGCAGTTGTTCGTATACGGCGTTGCGCTGTGCCATGAGTTGTTCATTGAGCCAGATGATGCCTTCGCGGCTGAGCAGCAGGTTCAGGGTGACAGGCTGGCCGCTGTCCAGATCAAACACGTAATTGCGGATATACCGCTGGCTGAAGCCGGGTTGCAGTTGTGCAGTGTCGGTGCGCGGCCCGATGTCGGTTTGCAGTGTCAGGAAGCGGGGCGTCTGGTATATGACGCGGTAGTTTCTTTGCTGCAGGGGTTCTGTCTGGTTTTGCAGTTCATGCCGGGTGTCCAGAGGGTAGGGGCCGGCTGTATCGGCCTGCGGCGAGTTGGCGCGCAGTTCGGATATTTGCAGCAGCAGGTTGATGCTGTCGGCCACCCGCTGGCGGGCCGGGTCTGTGGTTTCTATGAAGGGAAAGTGGTTCTCATGGCGGGTTTGGACGTCAGAGGTGGTTATGCCGGTGACGCGGATGTCTGCGCTGGCCTGGGTACTGGCCAGGCCGAGCAGCAGGGCAGATGCCAGAAATGTGAGGTGGCGCCGTATGGGGGTGAGGGTGTTTTGCATGGTTGTTTGAGGCGGTAGCGGTGTGAGAGAGTTTGTGGGAATTGTAGCGGCTGCGTTCACATAGATGGCGTGGCGGCTTTTATAGTGTGCCTGGCGTATTGAAAATGATGATGAGAGAAAAGAGGTGGGCATGACGGATCCGGTTGCTATTGCCAACAAGGCACTGACCAAGCTGGGGGCTGAGCGTATTTTGTTGCTGGAAGATGATGTGAAGGCCGCACGGGTGATGAAGGCGCTGTTTGCCGATGTGCGCGATGCGGAGCTGGCGGCATACCACTGGAAGTTTGCGATCCGGCGCGCACAGTTGCCGGCACTGGTTGATGCGCCGGCGTTTGGTTATGAGTTTACTTACCTGTTGCCGCGTGATTATCTGGCGCTGGTGCAGTTGAATGATTTGCTGGTGCTGGCGCGCAGGCACGGTAAGCCGTGGTGGTCGATTGAGGGGGATCGCCTGTTGAGCGACTGGGCGCCGCCGCTGCGGATACGGTATGTGGCGCGGGTGGAGGATTACCGGTTGTTCAGCCCGCTGTTTGTGGAGGTGCTGTCGTGCAAGCTGGCACTGGAGGCGTGTGAGTCGCTGACGCAGTCGAATACGAAAAAGCAGAATCTGTGGCAGGAGTATGAGCAGGCGCTGCGGCGCGCGATCAGGCAGGATGCGGTGGAGACGGCTCCAGATGTGGCCGCGCAGGGTAACTGGCTGGCGGCGCGCGAGTCGGGTGGCATGACAGGCAGCGAGGCGGCTGACAGTGCACGCAGTGGAGGGTTTTATGGCTAAGGCGTCTCCTGCGCTGACGAATTTTAATGCGGGGGAGATTTCTCCGCTGCTGGATGCCCGGGTTGATTTTGAGAAGTATCCGAATGCGGCTTCGCTGTTGGAGAATTTTGTGCCAACGGTTCAGGGGCCGCTGAAGAAGCGTGCCGGAACGCGGTTTGCCGGGACGAGTAAGAATAATGGGCAGTGTGTGCTGATTCCGTTTGAGTATTCGGTGTCTCAGGCGTATATGGTGGAGTTCGGGGTTGGTTATGCGCGTTTTTATACGACCGATTCGAGCACGGGTGAGCGTGGTTTGCTGTTGAATGCAAGTGGTTTGCCGGTGGAGGTGGCGACGTCTTATACGTTGAGCCATCTTTTTAACGCCGATGGCAGTACCAAACTGAAGTATGCGCAGGCGGGGGATGTGCTGTATCTGTGCTGTCCGGGGCTTCCGGTTTGTACGCTCAGGCGGACGTCGGCCACGGGGTTTGAGTTTTTGTATTACGAGACGAAAAATGGACCGTTCAAGGATTTGAATGATTCAAGCACGACTATTTATGCGAATGCCCAGTCGGGTTATGTCAGGCTGACCGCATCAGCCCCGATTTTTCACAGCGGGATGCTGGATACGTGGGTATATCTGGAAACGCCTGCACATGCAGCGGTGAAACCATGGATTTCCAGTGAGCCGGTGTGGCCCGGTAATCTACGGCGCTCTGACGGTAAAAACTATATATCCCAGACCAATGCCTATACCGGCACGGTGCAGCCGGTGCATACCGAAGGGCTGGAGTGGGATGGGCCGAATGTGATGGAGCTCAACCCTGTGCATATGGTGGGGGTGTTGTGGCAGTACAGTGATCCGGGTTATGGCAGCGTGATGATCAAGAATGTGATCAGCAGCTATGAGGTGGAAGGCTGGGTGTGGAGCAAGTCGTTGTTGCCGTTGCATGTGTGCGGTTATGAGAACCGGACGACGCGCTGGGCGCTGGGGGCATGGGATCAAGCGCAGGGGTATCCGACTTCGGTGGCGTTTTTCCGTTCGCGCCTGTGGTTTGCACGCGGGCAGAAGGTTTGGGCTTCGGTGGTTGAGGATTTTACGGATTTTTCGCCTCAGGATAACAGTGAGGTGACGGCGGATATGGCGATCAGTATCACGCTGGCATCCGGACAGATCAATGACATTCAGTGGCTGCTGCCGGATAAGGATTTGATTGCGGGTACGGCCGCAGGCGAGTTTGCAATTGGCGAGCTGAGCAATGGTGATGCGCTGGGGCCAAACAATATCCGCGCGGTGTTGCAGTCGGAATATGGCTCCAAGTCGATTCAGCCGGTGAAGAATGGCAGTTCAATTTTGTTTATTCAGCGTGCGGGGCTGAAGGCGCGCGAGTTTTATTACAACATCGGGGCCGATGGCTATGTGTCGGAGGATGCGGCTGTGGTGGCTGAGCATATCACCGCTGGCGATGGTGTGGTGGTGTCTGGCGGGCGCAAGGCGTTTGGGATTGTGGCGATGGCGTTGGCGCAGGAGCCTGATCCGGTGGTGTGGATGGTGCGCTCTGACAGGCAGTTGATCGGACTGACTTGGAATAACGAGCAGAAGGTGAAGGGCTGGCACCGGCACAGTGTGAGTGGCGAGGTGGAGTCGGTTGGGGTGATTCCGGCTTTTGAGGGGGACCGCGAGGAGCTGTGGCTGTGTGTGAAGCGCATGGTGAATGGCCGGGTGTGCCGCTGTATCGAGTATATGGATGCGATGTATCGCAGCGGGGAGGATCCCAGCGAGCAGTTTTATCTGGACTGCGGGTTGTCATATCGCGGTACGCCGACTCAGGTGGTGCAGGGCTTGTCGCATCTGGAAGGGTGCGAGGTGGCGGTGCTGGCCGATGGTGCCGTGCAGTCGAATGCACTGGTGCGGGATGGTGCGATTACGCTGGCCAGCGCTGCGTCTGTTGTGCATGTGGGGTTGCCGTATACGGCCACTTACCGCTCGATGCGCATTGAGGCGGCTGCGGCCGATGGTACGGCGCAGGGCAAGACCAAGCGGATCAACAAGGCGGTGTTCCGGCTGCTGGATACGGGCAGCGGGCGTTATGGCGCCAGCCTGGATAAGCTGGATGCGCTGATGTTCAGAACGCCGCAGCACGCGATGAGCAAGGCGGTGCCGTTGTTCAGCGGCGATAAGCTGGTGGAGTTTCCGGGGGATTATGGCGAGGACGGCTATGTTGTGTTTGTCAGTGACCAGCCGTATGCGGCAACGCTGGTGGGTATTTTCCCGCAGGTGACCACACAGGACCGGTGATGGGAGTGGGGTTGAAACTGGGGCTGGAGATTCAGGCATTGACCCAGGCGCATTTGCAGGCCATTGTGTTGCAGCCTGAGCAGGAGGCGATGCGCGAGGCGCTGGATTCGGGGGCGTTTTATGCATCGATGGCGGCTTCGCCGCTGCCTGCATATGCGCTGTTGCATGAGGGCGAGGTGATGGGTTGTTACGGTACGTTTTTGTTATGGCAGGGGCGCGGCATGGTGTGGGCGCTGTTGTCGCGCCATGCCGGGCGTTGCATGCGGGCCGGGTGCCGTATCGCCAAAGGGTATATCGGCAGTGTGCCGCTGACCAGGCTGGAGGCGTATGTGCGCACGGATTTTAAGGCCGGCAACCAGTGGGTGCGGCTGCTGGGGTTTACACGTGAGGGTACGATGCGGCGTTTTTTTGCCAATGGAGCCGATGCGTATATGTATGCACGGGTGCATGAGGTGGAATGTGCGGTGTGATGGAGGCCGGCCACGGCTGGTACGGCAGACAGGAGGGAGGAAGTAATGGGAGCTGATTTTTCGCAGATAGCGCCTCAGGCAGGTGGAACGCTGGTCAGTGGTGCGATGCAGGCATACGGGGCATTAAGCCAGGGGCGTTCGGCCAGGGAAGCCGGGCGGGCCAATGCCCGGATTCTGGAGGAGCAGGCAAACAACCGCCTGCGTGCTTCAACGGTCAGGGGGGATGTGTTGCGCTCGCAGGCACGGCAGGTGATTGGCGAGCAGTTGGCTGCGGGGGCGCAGTCGGGGGTGGGTTTAAGCGGCTCACGGCTGGATATGTTGCGCCAGTCCTACGACAATCTGGAGGCTGATGTGGCCGCCGTGCATACGGACGCGCAGATTGATGCGACCGGGCTGAGAAATCAGGCTACCGTGCAGCGCTGGGAGGGTGATCAGGCTTATAAGGCGGGCAAAATGGGCGCGCTGACCGCGGCGGTGAATACCGGGGTGAGTCTGTACAGTCTGTTTGACAGTGTCAAGCCGGTGAAGGATCAGTTCAAGAAGAATTCAGCTCAATCGGCGGGAAGTAAAACGTCAAAATACCCGGCAATGACCAAACAGAGCGGGCGCTTTACCTCAATGGATACGCTGACGCAATGGGCGTTTGGCACGGATGGTATTAAAAAAGGGGGCAGCGCCACCAGCCAGTTGCTGAAAACGCCGGCTTACGGCAGTCAGCGGCTGTCAAAAGGCTATCGCGGTTATCAGCGCGGCACAGGGGGGGCTTGATATGCCGGCAATTCCTTTTTATCAAAGGCAGGTGGTGCCGTCGATGAGCGGCGGGGCCGCGCAGGTCAGCGGCAAGGACCCTGTGGGTGCAGCGGTAGGGCAAATGGGGCAGGTAGGCGCGCAGGTGGTGGCTGAGATGGAGAAAAAACGCCAGGCGCAACTGGAGTTTGAGGAGCAGATGCGGGCCCAGGGCATGCTGGAAGAAGGCCAGCGCATGTGGAATGAGCAGATGCAGCAGCGCCAGCAGGAGTGGGATTTTGATACCGACCTGAATCAGGAGCTGGACAAGGGGTTTGATCCCTGGTTTGCGCAGCGTTTGAATTCGTTCAGAACGGCCGGGGCCAGAGCGCTTTTTGCGACCAAGGCGCAGGAGATGCGGCGGGGGCTCTCAACAAGCAATCAGAATTATCAGAGAACGATGCTTGTAGAGCGGGATAAGCTCGGGCTGGCTCAGTTTGTCAGCAACAGTGCTTCTGAGCTGGCGGATGACCCGGCGCTGTTTGATGACCGGACGTCTTCGCTGGAGCACATGCTGGCATTGAATCAGAACTTAGATCAGGTCAGCAAAGATGCGATTTTTTATAATGCGCGCAGTACCTGGGCCGCTTCGGCTGTGCAGGCGCAGATCAGGCGTGGCGAGGTGCCTGACGCAGGGTTATCTGCCATGCAGCAGGACCTGGGCATCAGGACGCCCGGTGCTGCAAGTAGCGGTGGCACAGCAGCTCAGCAAAGCGTGGCGCTGGATGGCAAGGATGTCAGCCAGGTGTCGCAGCAGATGGGGGGTACTTCGGTCAATGTGGCGAATCCGTCGGCGGTTCCGCAAGAGGTAAAGCGTTCGCTGGAGCAGTTTAAACTGACCGATGAGCAGAATAACAAACTTATAGCTGCAGCGGGTGGGAATACATGGCTGTATATGGCGCTGCGGACGGCACTGATTGCAGAAAATTTGTCATTTGGCCGGGTCAGGGATGATCGGGAGTCGAATAAGAGAGCGGTTGGGCCATTTCAGTTTATACCTCCGACAGCCGAATCGTTCACATCCTCTGTAGACGGCAGGCGGTATACGCATGAGGATATGCGTAACTTTGATTACGCGCTGGATGCTGCCAAGCAGTATTTTGGGGAGTTGTACAAGCGTTTTGATGGCAATATGCTGGCCGCGCTTGCCAACTACAACGGGGGTGAAGCGGCCAGCAGAGCGGTGCTGGCCGGTCGGGAGCCACCCGCACAGGAGACGCGTAATTACCTGCGGGCTGCGCAGGCGATGGGGGTGTCAGGCGATGGACTGATGGCGGCGGTGCAGCTTGTGGGGCAGTCTACAGACAATGCACTGCATTCTGCCGAGGCTGCCCCTGACCCTGGCTCTGACGCGGCAACTAAAGTGAAGTCTGACTCTGGTGCAGTGCCTGAGGCCGAATCCGGAGCGGCTCAGCCTGTGGCCAGTCCGACTGTCGGGTCTGAACAAAGGGAGGCATTGCCGCGCTACTGGCAGTATCTGAACGCAGAGGATAAGCACCGTTTTTATACCATGCTGCAAAGCCAGCAACAGGCACAGCGCGCGCAACAGGCCGGTGCTGCCCAAACCGCGTATAACCAGTGTATGGTGCTGATGGCGCAGGGGCAGATGCCTTCTGCCGAGCAGCAAGGCCAGGTGACGCTGGAGAGTCTGAGGCAGGTTTATGGCGATGAGGCGCCCCAAAAGTTTGCTGAATATCAGTTGAAAACAGATTCAATGGCATACAGGCCGGGTGTGATGCAGGCCAGCAACCAAATGCTGCGTTATTACCTGAACGGTGGGAATATTCCCGGCATGTCTGACGCAGCCAATCCGGCCGCGATGGCGCTTGCGGCGCAGTCGGAGTTAAAGCTGAGGGAGGCTGACCCGGCATACCATGCTTTTTCCTCTGGCGGTGAAGAGATGCTGACGCTTAAGAATGGGTTCTCACGTATGCATGCTCAGGCCAAGGCGGAGTATATTGCTGCGATGAACAGAAACGATGTGGCCGCGCAGCAAAATGCAATGGCACGCATGATGCTGGCACAAAACCAGATCAATGCGCTTTTGTTTCAAACGCAGTACCAGTGGAGTCGGGATGGGCGTGCGGTGCGGTTTCTGGATAATCAGCAGGTGGCATCGTTGCAGGATTTTCTGATGAATGGTCATCCGGATGCGGTTGCACGTGACATTAAAATCATGTATGACACGTATGGTGAAAATTTCAGGCAGGCATTTGGTGAAATTTTTGCAGGAAATAACCGGTTGGCAGATTTGTATATGCCGATATTGTCGGCCAGGGAGAAAGATTTTCGCAATATTGTATATGCTGCACGCCTGACAGAGGATGGGCGCGAGGCATTGATTGCCGGCAGGCATTTGCGGCCTTACCAGACCGAGAGGCTGGAAAATCTGGTGAATCAGCAGGTCGCCTTACTGGATAAAACACTGGAGCCTGACAACGAGTTATTTCCGTTTGCAAGCAGTTCGCGCAGGGAAATGATTCTGCGGCTGGCGTATATGAACCTGCAGCAATCCAACGGTAACCTGGATATTGGCGAGGCCGTTAAGTTGGCAGGTGAATCGGTTGTGAGCAGGTATGTGCTGCATGATGGATTGTTACTGCCACGGAAGTCTGTCGAAGCCGCAGAAGCATTGGGTATCATGGGAGGGAAGACTCGTTTAGCAACGTTAGCAGATTCAAACGCTAGAAACTGGATTACAGATCATGCGCCTGATATTCATGCGCGGGGGCTGGCGAATTCGCTGGACCCCTATGGCCGGGTGGCTGATATTTCCAGGTTCAATGGCAGCATCAAATTGTATACAGAGCATGATGGTTCTGGTATGGCATTGTTTTTCGTGGATAAAAAAACCGATGAGCAATACCGTGCATATACCAATGATGGTAAGCCAGTGGTTTTACCCTGGAAGATACTGGGTATAACGCCTGAAAAGCTGTATGAGCAAAAGATGCAAGAGGCAGCTATTATGCAACAAGCCAATGAATTAAGCCTGGTTTACCAGGAGCAGTATTCGGGGATGGCGGACTGATCATGATTCCATTTAGAAATTACCGCACTGCGGCAGATGAATTTTCGATCACGGATTTACGTGCGTCATTTTCCGATCAGATGAATGCGCAGGTGCAACTGTCCCATCATGATGCAATCGGTGTTTCGGCGCTGCGCAATTACAGTATTCAGCAGTTGAATGAGGACAGCTCGTTGCCTCGGTTATCAGCTGATGAGGCGCTGCGCATGGCAGAGGAACGCCTGGGACCTTTGAGCGAGCAGGGGCGGGCTGAGCTCAGGGGTGGCCAGTATACCGAACCGGGGTTAATGAAATGGATTGAAAGTATTCAAATTCAGCATGCACAGCAGGCCATCATTGGTGATAACAATGGGTTTTTTCGGGGTGGTGCGCTGATGGCGGTTGGGTTTGTTGTTCCGATGGTGAGTGATCCGGTTGAGGCGGGCATTGCGCTGATTCCCGGAGGCAGGTTTGTGCGGATAGGCGCTGCCAGGCTGGGTATCGGTCGGGTGCTGAGCGGCAGCGCGGCACAACTGGAGCGCGAGGTGATGCAGCAGTCAACGATCGGGCGCATAGCGCATGTGGGACGCGGTGTTGCCACAGACCTGGTCGATAATGTGATCATGAATACGGCACGGGAAGTTCCTTATTACCATATTCGGCAGATGAACCCGCTGGATAATTATAGTTTGCAGGATTCTTTTAAAAATGTGGCGGTGGGTTCTGTGGCCGGGGTGGGTATTAACCGCATGGCGAGCGGTGCGTATCAGGGCGTACGGCGCCTGGCGGGAGTCAAACCGCAGAGTCCGATGCATCCGGGGCTGGTGCGGTTGCTGCATGAAGAGCGCCAGAAAGGCGGGGATTTGCTGGATGAGGTGCTGGGCGTTGTTCGGGGCGTGGACAGGTTGCCCACGGCAGAACGTGCTGCTGTGCTCAATGACATTGGCGATACGCTGGTCATGGCGCACCAGTTGCGCCAGCCAGAAGGCGCAGCCGGTACGGCTGGGGCTGTTACACGGGATATGCCTGCTGTTGCAGAGCATGTGGCGGCGCCTACGACGCATGGTACGGATATGGTCACGCCGGCAGATGCTCAGCCAGTTACCGCTCAAGATGGAGCGCAGGTGTTGTCACCCCAGGTGCAGCGCACGGCAGAGTTTTTGGCGCAGCAAGTTAATGCGCCAGCGAAGGTGGGGCAGTGGATTGAACACTATACGCGTGCCTGGCAGGATGATTTGAAAACGCACGGCCCTGCAAGCAGGGATGCGGACGGGGGGCAGGTGCAGGCACGGCGTGAGCGTGTGATGCAGCAGGCGCTGGAGTGGACTCAGATTGCGCCTGAGCGGGGCGTAGACCAGTTGCGCAGTGCTGCGCCTGAGACCCGCAGGAGTGTTGCGCAGGCGGCTGTGGTTCAGATGGTGCAGGGGCAGCAGCTGGATGTCAGGCCGGTGCTGGATGCCGATGCCGGCAAACTCAACAGCGCCGATATGGTGGGCGTGGCCCAGCGCAGCCATCAGCCGCAAAACCAGATAGGTTATGACGCCCAGGCGGCGTTGCAGGCCCGGCAACTGCGTGCAGAGGCGGCCCAAAGGCAGCCGGTTGATAACCAGCCGCCAGGCCGCAAAACGGTGCTGGCGCGCAGTGTGCAGGAACTGGAGCAGGCGATACAGGCCCATGCGCAGCAACAGCAAAGGCGGCAGGCGTTTTTGGCACCGGTCACAGAAAAACCGGCAGTGACAGAGCGTGCAGGGGCAATGGGTACACAGCAGGCCGCAGACCGGATGCCGGCGGCTCAGTCAGTTCAATCAGTTCAGTCGGTAGAGTTGGTACAGGGGGCGGTGCGCGATGCGTTCGGGCGCAGTTCGCGTAGGTTGCTGGAGGCCGGGCGGGTTAAGGTGGTGGCGTCTGTGGCCGATGTGCCGGGCGGCCCGTATGCCGCCGGTGTGAAGACGGTGTTGCGCCCCGATGGCGATGTGTACATGGTGGCTGATAATGTTTCGGGGCCAGAGGTGAAGGGTATTTTGCTGCACCAGTTAGGGGTGCGGACCGGTTTTGAACGCATGGTGGGGCCACAGGTGCTGGCAGATATCAGGCAGCAGCTTGACGATGCATTGTTGCGCTCTGAACCATGGGCGCAGCGCGCGCGTGCCCAGGTGCCGCGTTATACGCCTGAGGGAGCGGTGCATCTGGAAATGCTGGCCAATGTGGTGCAGCATTATCCTGATCTGTCTTTGGTGCAGCAGGTGAAAGCGACAGTGCGAAGCTGGGTTTACCGCCATTTTGGTACGGCACGGCAGATGATGGCTTTGACCGATGCGGACCTGAGCGCGATGGCGCTGGCAGCTTTGCGTAACGAGGCCAGGCACAGCCGTTCCCAGGCAGGCCCGGTACCGGGGCAGGGAGATGTGTCTGGCGGGCAGGGCGGAAAGCCTGTTTTTGCTGAACAGATTGCCGCTGGTGAGCATGAAATAGCGACGGCGCAACGCACGGGTGCTGTGCTGGTGGAGGCTGCGCACCAGGCGGCGGATATGCCGCATCTGGCGCAGGTGCTGGAGCAGCGTTTGACTGGTGTACCGCCGCAGCAGGTGCGTGCGGTACTGCATGCGATGCAGGAGCGTATGGCTGCGGTGCAACGGCAGAGGTTTGACGGCTTGCCCGATGTTCAGGATCTGGATGCTCGCCCGCTGATGCAGGAGATGGCTACAGGGGTGGCGCTGGACCTGGAGCAGCGGGCCATGCAGCAGCAGCGGGTTCGTTTGCTGGATGAAAGCAAATTTACAGCCCGGCTGACAGATGTTGAATCGGTGCTGACCCCAGCGCAGGAGCAGGTACAGACACAGACGCGAACGCAAACCCAAATGCAGACGCAGATGGCTGCCGGCAAGGATGGTGCAGGGGCGGCCGGTTTGGTTGCGGGTGAAAAAGCGGCAATGCCTGGCAGCCGCAACCAGCCGGTTTCGGATACCCGGGCTTTTGTGTCTATGCTGCTGGGAGACTCCCATGCGGCTGAAAACAAGGTGCCTTCTGTGCGGCAACTGGGGCGGGAATACAGCCTGCAGTGGGAGGCTTTTTTGCGCAGCGATGCACTGGAAGGCGGAAGCTGGCGCATTCTGGCGGACAGGCAGCACGCGCGTGATGTTTACCGGGTGCTGGCCGACAAGGCCGCAGAGCGTGACCTGAGCGGCTACAGTCCGCAGGTGCGGGATGCCGCAGATTCTGTGATGCTGCTCAACCAGCATATCCGTGAGCAGTTGCGGGCCGAGGGTGTTTATCTGAACGCGGCTGACGATGCCTTGATGCCGCAGGTGCATGACAGTGCCAGGCTTTCGTATGCCGGGTATGCGCAGTGGTGTGATTTTGTGATACCGCGGCTGGACATGGAGCGGACTTTTTTGCAGCGCGGTGTCCGGCCAGAGAATGGTGTGTTGAAGGCTGTGTTTGATGCCTTGCAGGAGGGCGCGCACGAGCGGGTTGATGCGCTGCGTGTGTTGGATGGTATTTTGCATGACCATGGCTGGCAGCAACGTGGCGGGGCGCAGGCGCCTGCGTCTGATGCATCCGGACACTGGCTGTATTTTAAGAATGCAGATGCACAGTTTGAATACCAGCGTGCGTTTGGCACAAGTGATGTGCTGGGGACACTGGCGCACCATATCAAACACCAGGCACAGCGGCTGGCACTGGTCAAACGGTTTGGAACGCAACCGCAGGCCATGCTGGAGCGGCTGGTGGACGGGCATTATGAATCACTGGCGGCAGACCCGGTACGCGCTGCCTTGTTCAGCGCCGGTGGGCGGGAGATTGATGATGCCATGCGGCTGCTGGATGGCTCTGCTACACAGCCTGGGCATGAGTTGGCGCTGCAATGGCAGGACGGTGTGCAAAACTATCATGCTGTGCAGCAACTGGGGCAGGCGAGCAGCAGTTTGCTGCAGGATTTGCCGCAGGATATGGCCGCGTTGTATGCGCCCGATGGTGATGGCCTGCTGACACATGCATGGCGCACGATTGCACAGCCGCTGACAGCATTGAATGCGGCCGAGCAGAAACGGGCTTTGCAAAGCATGCAGTTTTTGGGGCAGTCGATCATGGGGCAACTGGCCTCGCAGGTGGATGCGCCGGGGCTGATGGCCGGGAAGTTGTTTCAGGGGCTGCATAACCTGTTTGGCTGGGATGCACAGACCCAGTGGCAAAACGTGATGCGCCGGGCGTTTACGGTGGAATACGCGGCTTTGCTGGCAGGCCGCAGCGACAGGCGTTTTGACGTGCTGCCACAACGGATACAGAGCCTGCTGACAGCGTATAACGTGGATGCCGGGCGCTGGGACCTGCTGCGGCAGGCGGTATCGTTGGCCAGCGATGGGCGGCGCTTTTTAACGCCTGAGGCGCTGGCGGCTGTGCCTGATGGTGCATTTGCCAAAGATCTGCTGGCGCGCGGGCAAGAGGCGTCTGCAAAAGCAATTGCAAGTGCCCGGGCGCAGTTGGCTGACAGCTACCGCGCGCTGCTGCGAGACCAGATGAATGGTGCAGTCGGTGCGCTGGGAAACAAGCGTGTGCCGCGAGCCTCTTTGTACGACGGTACGCTTGCAGGCACGGCCGAAGGCGAGCTGGTGCGGGTGATGCAAGAGTTTGATTCGGTGGCCAATGCGATGCTGTATCTGACATGGGGCGATGGCGTTTACAGCAAGAATGCACAAGCCATGGCTGAGTTTGTGCACGATGGCGCCAACCCGATGACACAAATTGCCAACAGCATGACGCTTGCAGGCATGCTGCATTATGTGGGAGATTGTGCGCAGCGTGTGTTGCAGGGTAAAAATCCGCGGCCAGCAGGGGATACCTATGTATGGCAGCAAGCGCTGGAGCAAAGCGGTGCCGCAGGGTTTTATGCTGATTATCTGTATGCACAGGCGTACAGGCAAAGCCAGGCTGGTGGCAGTGCTGAGGGGGATTATGCGGGCGGTTACGGTGCCATGCGCATGGACCATTTGCAAACCCTTTATGCCAGCAGCAGGCGTGGTGATGCAGCGGCGGCCTCAGAGCTGGGGGCATTGCTGTATAACACGCCTTCAGTGGATTTGTTTTACAGCCGCCAGGCACTGGATTATGTGGTGACCAACCGCATACAGGAGGCGCTTAACCCTGGTGAGATGAAAGCGCAATTGATGCGCGAGGTACAGCACAGCATGTACATGCGTTACCCCGAGCGGCTCGAGGCTGTGAACGATATGTTTCGCAATACGGGGCCAAACCGTGTGCGTGAACGCTACCGGCGCAAAGGGCTGATGCCGCGCGGTGAGGATGTGCATAAGCCTTTGGGCAATGGCTGGCAGGCACCTGGTGTGCAACACAGGTCGTTTTAGCGCTGTTTTGCAGCGAGTGCATGGGCATGTACAACTTTGCTGGCAAGCGTACCGGCAAAAGGAGAAGCGTTAGAGGTTGTTCATGACCATGTAAAGGTACTTTCAGGTGGGTATCAGTAAGACCTGAAAGGTATACCTGTTGGGGCATAGCGGTACGGCGCTGATGCAGGCGGCTGTGCTCTTTGCGGTGGTTTCATGGTTATGTGAATCATGCCGGTACGGTTATTGGCAGATTCTCCGGCTTCTCCAGTGAAAGTGATGCTGATGCCACTTCGGTTGAACAGCCATTGGGCTTCTATTGAGCCGGGGGATGCCACCATAAGTGGATTATCTGTACCGTCGGTTAAAGATGATGGTGGTCCGAGTTGCATGGTAAGGGCATGTACTACCTCTTCTTGTACAGCAATGCCACGGGTTCCGGCACCCAGGCCAATGATGGTACCGCTTTGGGGGTCAAGCTCAGCCATGATGAAATTGTAATCTAGCCATGGGAAAGGCCAGTCGGCTGGCAATGCAATGACTTTTCGCACAATGACATTGTTATATGCACCTTTTTCTGATGTGCTTAGGTGCTCAATGACACAGGTGGTGCGGATGGTGGGCAATATCTGGAGGGCACGTGCATTGGCAAGCCGTGCGGGGAGCTGGCAGTTTGGCAGCGTTAATTTTTCACCTAAGGTCAAGCCGTAGAATGTGACGCGCGGGGTTTGTTGCGCCATGGCCGTGGAGCTGCAAAAAAGAATCAGCAGGTAAAGAAATAGGCGTCTGATAGTGGAGCGGGTGCAGGCAGTTTGTTTCATACAAATCAATAGCCTTGCACTGCATACACGTGGTGTATGGCATGCAGGGATTTTGTGAATAAAAGGTAAGAAATATGTTAACACATGAGTTTAGGCTGTACTAAACTGATATGGAAATATTGAGCGAATTGATGTGGCTGGCTGATGTAGCAGGCGCAGGCAATGCAAGAGGCGTTCACATTAGCGGCACTAGGTCTCGTAAGCTAACCCCCGTAGCACAGAGGAGCGAAGATGAATGAGGATATGCCATGACTGTAACCACCGACATTTGTAAAGCCGGGCCGTATGAGGGCGATGGTGTAACGGCTGTGTTTGCGGTGAATTTCCGATTTCTGGATGCTGCACACCTGCACGTATGGTATGAACAGGAGCAGCACAAAACCGTGCTGGTGCTGGGGCGTGACTATACCGTGGCAGGCGTCGGGCAGCCAGAAGGACAGATTCACTTGTCGCAGCCTTTGGCTGTTGGGCAAGCACTGATGATTCGCCGCGAAGTGCCGGTGACACAACTGGCTGATTATGTGCAGGGAGATGCTTTTCCGGCAGAAAGCCACGAAATGGCGCTGGATAAACTGACCATGATTGCGCAGCAGCTTAAAGACGGCGTAGACCGCGCCGTGAAAACAGCCGATGGTGAGGAGCAGCAGCCTGTTGAATTACCTGCCCTGAATGACCGCAAAAACAAGCTGCTGGGATTTGACGGACAGGGGTTGCCTGAAAGCGTGACGATTGGCAGCGGGTTGAAGCTGGCAGAACAAATGCTGATGGTGAAGCCAGGCATGGGTATTGTCAGCAATGAAGCCGGCGTGAGTGTGCTCATTGGTGACGGGCTGGGTATGTTTGACAATGCAGTGGTTGTGAAGCTGGGTAAAGGGCTTGAGTTTGACGAGCAGGCCAGAGCGCAGGTGCAGGAGGAGCTGATCAAATCGGTCAGCTCCGGCAGTGCAAGCATTATCGAACTGAAAGGGCTGATTGCGCATTTGACGCAGCGTGTAGAGGATCTTGAAACAGGAGAGGGGGGCGAAGTGGCTATATATATTGGAGACGGCATCAGGTACGATGCACAGGGACGGCTGACCGTGAAACCGGGGCTGGGCATTCAGGTGGATGCTGATGGCGTGAGCGTGATTCTGGGTGAGGGGCTGGAGGCCGGTGATCAGGGCCAGGTGCAGGTGAGCCAGGCTTTGCGCGAAAGTGTGAGCCAGTTGAGTGGGCAGATGACCCAGGTAACAGCAGGCACAACTTTTCCTTTTAACCAGGATGTGTGCGCAGAAATCGGAGGCTATGCCAAAGGGGCGGTGTTGTTGGGCGCTGATGGGGTGACTTTGTGGCAAAGCATGGTGGATGCCAATATGACAGACCCGGATTCAGGTAGCGCCAATGGATGGATCAAGGTGGTGAATGAGGGCAGATTGGCACAGTATTTGTCAGACCGTTTTGCCATTATTTATCCGAATGGTGGGAGTGCAGCGAATCCGGCGAATGTAACAATCAATCAAAGCTATACGATGCCAAATCCATTCCCAGGTCGAAACATCGATTTACGAATTCAATTGCTGTTTGGTGGCGATTGGGGAACTGTTTCTGCTTACTACTTGTATCCAAGCGGGGGTGTCGGTATTGTGGCGGATGTTGTTAATGATGTGTTGCGCATTCAGACAGGTAGCAATGGCCTGTTTGGATCTGCTGCAGGTACACTTAATGTCTTTAAAAATGGCTCAGCAACAACGACCGCTCCATGTAGGATCCAAGTGTGGGTTGTGGATTGAGTTTTATCTGTGCCACTTGCTGTATTGGTTTTTGAATGGCAGAGAAATTTAGATCAGCAAGTTGTGTCGGATTTAGATTTTCCTTTTTATGTAAATGCCATCTATTAAACAATGTACAAGCCACCTTCTAGGTGGCTTTCTCATCGTATAACTGAAAATGGTTATACAGGTATCAATGAAAAAAATCTGGATTGTTCACATAAATCACCATGCTCCTGCTAACCTCTGATCCTGTAGCACACAGGGTATAGAAAAGAGGATAGAGGATGACCGTTAGTATAACCAGCAGCCAGGTCGGGCCTTACAGGGGCGATGACATTTCTACCGTGTTTGCCGTTGGATTTCCTTTTTTGGAAAACGAGCATTTACATGTGGTAATGACAGACGCAGCAAATGAAGTTTGCCTGGTGCCAGACGTTGATTACCATGTTATTGCGGCAGAGGCTGGTGATGGTCAAGTCGAACTGGTGCAGCCTTTGGCTGTAGGCAAAATGCTGACAATTTCGCGCAAGGTGCCTGTAACACAACTGGTGAATTATGTGCAGGGAGACGTTTTTCCTGCCAAACAGCATGAAGTGGCGCTGGATAAGCTTACGATGATCGCGCAGGAACTGGCGTATGAGGTTGGACGGGCAGTCAAGTTGCCTGATACTGATGAAGGCGAGTTTGTACTGCCGTCTGTCAGCCAGAGAAAAAATGCATTGCTGGGGTTTGATACCGGTGGATTGCCGCAGGCTATCAAAGTAGGGGATGGACTGATCACTGCGCAACATATGCTGATGGTCAACGCGAATATAGGCATTATCAGCAATGCAGCGGGTGTCAGCCTACTTATTGGTGATGGACTGGGGGCATATAACAGTGCCGTTGTGGTCAAGCCCGGTGAAGGGCTTGACTTTGATGCACAGGCCCAGCTACGGCTGAAAACAGAGCTGCTGAATGCGATTAACAGAAATGCAGCGACCCTAGTTGACTTACGGGGCTTGCTGAGTAATTTAATGAGGCGTATTACTAATCTTGAGATAGGAGGGGGTACAGAAGTGACAATTTATATTGGAGATGGTTTGCGTTATGACGAGGATGGTAACCTGACTGTTAAGCCAGGCGTGGGTATTGAGGTGAATGTGGATGGTGTCAATGTGCTCTTAGGAGACGGGCTGGAGGTTGGTGCACAGGGCCAGATGCAGGTGAGTCAGACTTTGCGTGAGGGTATCAGCCAAATGCAGAGAAATGTCAATGCTGGGGTCAGCGTACCTTTCAACCAGGAGCTTTGTGCAGAGATTGGGGGATATCCTAAAGGATCTGTGCTGCTGGGTGCTGACGGTGTGACATTGTGGCAGAACACGGTAGATGCCAATATGACTGATCCGGATTCTGAAGAAGCGAGTGGATGGACTAAAGTTAACAAATCCTTTTCTATGAATATTCAGGTATTTACTTCATCTGGAATATACAAACCATCTGGCGGCATGGTTTGTATTGTTGTTGAAGCGTTGGGCGGAGGTGGCGGAGGTGGGCAGACTGCTGCTGGACCCAATGTTGCCAATGTAGGTGGCGGCGGTGGGGCTGGAGGATACTGCCGCAAATTATTTACAAAGGCTGAAATTAGTGCAAATGTAAGCGTTATCATTGGTGCAGGAGGGACTTCAAATTTAAGTGGCAGCACAACGACATTTTTAACATTGACCGCAAATGGCGGAGGCAATGGTTCCCAAGGTTCATCAGCAGTTATTGGGTCTGCAGCAGCAGGAACAGGAGGATCGGCAACAGGTGGAGATATTAATATCCCCGGCGAAAGTGGTGGGGTCGGTTGGTGGCCTGCTGAGGTGACTGGAGTATCTGGTGTGGGGGCTCATTCAAAATACGGCAGAGGAGGGCAGGCACGTGTCGTTAATTCGGGATTGGCACTTGCGGGGATGAGTGCATCAGGCTATGGGGCTGGTGGGGCAGGTGCAGCGGTTTCAGGCAATACGACAATCACTACAGGCGGTTCGGGTTCATCAGGAATCGTTATCGTGACTGAATACATTTTTGCTTAAAACAATTCATGTAAATAATCACAGCACCAACAGTAAATGCATAGCCGTTGAGATAGCTAAGAAAATAATACATGAACATGGTTCCTGGAGCGGTTAAGAATACAAGCATAACCGTTCCAATAATGACTGAGAATCCAAAAAATGCAATATAGTTTCGTTTGATCAGGCTGATCAATATAAGTAAGCTTAATAGCACAATTGGAATAAGATGATTATTAAAAAAGAAGCTTATGGGAGTTTCCGCAAGTATTAGACAGCTAATAGTATTTTCTCTCAATGACTTGTTTAAAAAATCAGAAACTGAGTTTTCAAACAAGTGGTGGTATGTTTTCCAAAGTGAATAACCATCACGATATATAGTATTGTGCGAATTATTGTTAGGCTCTAAAAATGTATCTAATCTTTCTTGAATAAAGGTTGTCGGGTATGTCTTGATCAAGTTGAAATATGCACGTAAAAAATGCCTTCTTGCACGTGGTGATTCATAGTAAGCAGGTTTAATGATGTTGGGTTGTATTATTAAAACCATTGGTTTTTGTCCATGTGCAAATTGGTCAATATCTAATACCGCAGCAATGCTTGCAAGCAAATCCTGGCGGCCTTCCTCTCTGGCTTTCAAGACCAGAGGGTGCAAAGGATCAATGACAGTAGTCATGGCATAAAAGTAAGGGATCTTCTCGTCATGCAGCGCAAGCAGGCTTTTTTGGGTGTACTGTGAGACTGAGGTTAAAAGTACGGTTGCTACAATGAATACCATCTTGACACCTCTGGTGGACAGGTGTCTGAACCCAACCAGAAACATCAGGATGGATGCCAGCGCAATTAAAAAGCCTTCGGTTCTCAAGGTGCAAGCCAAGGCAGTGATAAAGGCGAAAAACAGGGCGGCAGAAAGCGGGATGTTTTTACGCTCCCATGCCTTAAATAAATACCTGGTAAATAGGAACAAAACCAGATATGCAAACACTGTGGCCCGTAAAATGAATGAGTCCTGTAGCAGGATATTGGGTAAAAGGAAAGGGATATAAGCGCAGGCAGCGGCTATTTTGGAATGACCGCAAACGGTATAAATGCAGTACACAAAGTAGCCCACAATCAGAGAAATAATTACCAATTGCAGGATGTTGATACTGACGGGTGTAGGAAAAATAAATACGGCGCAGTAATAAAAAGCGTGTGTCAGAAAGTGCTGCCAGGCATTGAATTCCATGCGGCGCACCTGTACTAAAAGTTCAAATGCATCAGCTCCCCAAAAGCCGGGCCAGATCAGCAGCAAAAGCAACATGCAGATCGCGAAATAGATACTGGCAAAAGCAATGAATTGACGGTATTCAGGCTCTTTCAGGTAGCGGCGAATCATGTAGGCGATGATTTGCCAGAACATCACCAGAAATAGAAGTTTTGAGGCGATTAAAAAAGGGTTTTCAATGGTCGGTTGGCTATAGAAATCGACCTCAAAGTAAAAGGACAGGCCCCAGTGGACTAATGCCACAAGCAATGCAATCGGTATACTGATGTTGTTTTTAAGCCATGCCATGATGTCTCCGCGTCGCAGGGGATTATACCCCTTGGAAGTAGGTGGCTGGTGCGGTAGCTGGGGTGGCTGATAATCTTATTATTATTTGGACAAGTGATGATAGGCTGTTTGGGGCGGTATGAGGTTTGGGTACGATGACTGCAAGGATCAATACAGCGCTTTGTCGGATCCGGTTTTGGAGGGCAAGCATATCATGTTGGTCAATTTGTAGATTATCAAAATGGCTGCAACAAAAAAAGCTGCATATCCAAACAGGTAAACTGAAAAGTAATACATAAAGAAGCCGGTTTGTGCTGCGAGAAATGCCAGGACTGCCATAGGCAGGGGGCATATGACACATAGAAGGGTCTTGTATTGCTTCAGTATCAATAAAACAAGCGACAAAAATACGATAAGTCCAAGTGGAATCAATATGTTATGAAAAAATGCCCGTGCCGTTTTGCTGGTTTGCAGGGCAATGAATTGGAGCGTTCTGTCTCTTGTTTTCGGTGAAAGATAGTCAGAAAGCCCGCCTTTGAAAACAGTGTCATAAACTTCAGATGGGGCTGAGCCGGCGGTGTACCCGACCGTTTCTGTTACGACGATTGGCGTTTGGCCAAATTGAAAGGTTGCCCACCGGTCTTTGATGAATACGTCCGGGTATGTGTAAATCAGTTTGAGAAGTGCGTGATATAAGTCGCTTTTGTCGGCTTCATAAAAGCCTTCCCTGATCAGATCGGTGTGCCAGTATGCATAGGCACCACTGACGTCTTTGAAGTTGGAAACACGAAGGTATTTGTCAATGTCTTCTATCAAGTCGGTCCTGTTGTCCTGCATTGCCTTGTTGACTAAGGACCCCAAAGGTTCGGTGTAAGTGGTCAGAATGTATTTCTGATGGTCAATTGGCCCCATGATTTTGGATTGCGGGTAATTGACAATCAGGAAGAGAATGGCTGTAAGTATCGGGAAAAGTGTTTTTTGGAACCGGGTTGAGGTTTTCCAAAAAATGATAATAAACAGAATTGGAATGGCAACCAGAAAGTAGACACCTTCACCGCGAATGGTGGAGATAAGGGCAGTGAGTATGGATAGCGCAATGAACAGCTTGGAGGTAACGTTTTTTGTCGGCTGATTGATTTGATTAAAATGACAAGTAAAAGCAGGACAATATAAGCAAAGAGGGTTGCCCGCAGCGGAAAGTAGTTTTGCGCCAGGACTGACGGGAAGATAAATGGAATGTAAGCCAGCCATGCCAGCTTGCTGCGATGGATTGTCTCAGATATAGAGTAGACAAAATAGCCAACAATCAGTGACAGGCATGCCAGTTGGAGAATGATGACACTTACCGGGCTTGGCAAAAGCAGCGTGGCGTAGTAATAGAACCATATCATCAGGTAATGGTGCCATGCATATTGTTCAAAGTTTCTGACAACGCCGATGAGCCCCATTTTTTCCCAGCCCCAATTTCCGGGCCATATCATCAGCAGCACGACCATTGAAAAGAGAAAGTAAATAGCGGAAAAATGGATAAAGCGGCGGTAGTCGGCTTCGCGCTTGTACCGCCTGAACATGTAGGCTGCAATTTGCCAGAAGCTGAATATGACGATGATTTTGGCTACGGTGAAGGTTTTGCTCTCGAGCGTAGAGCGTATGAACAGGTCTTTTTCAAAGAAAAAGGTGACATACCAGTGAACCAAAGCAATGAACAGTGCTTTTTTATGAATAGTGTCTGATAACCATGTTCGCAGTCGCATAATTTCTGGTATGTCGGGATGATGTGCTCCAAGTGGAGCTTAAGCCGCCAAGGTGTTTCAATATGAAGAAAAGATTATACCGATTCTGCCGATCAAAATATAAAGGCGCTTGTATATTCAAAAAGGTGGTGCTGCAACGTTATAATCATTTACTTGACAGTGAATCTGCCTATTCACGTAGCTGCGAGGAGACGGTGCTTTTATGCCAAATATCATGGTTTTTATTCCTGCCTATCGGTGCGAGGCACAAATTGGGCGGGTGTTGAATCAGTTTCCACCCGAAGTTGCCAAATATTTCAGTGAAATTGTGGTGGTTGAGAACCGCAGCCCTGATGGAACACTGGAGGCAGCCAAAAAGGGGCTGCAGCAGATTCAGGGGTGTAAAACCACGCTGTTGAGAAACGATGAAAATTACAGTCTGGGTGGCTCTCATAAGGTGGCGTTTAATTATTGCCTTGAACAAGGACATGATTACCTGGTGGTGTTGCACGGCGATGACCAGGGCAGCATACAGGATTTGCTGCCGTTGCTGGAGCGTCAGGAGTACGAGCAATACGATAATCTGTTGGGGGCCCGGTTTGCTAAAGGTTCAGTCCTGGAGGGGTATTCAACTTTCAGAACGGTTGGCAATGTCGCGTTTAACAAGATGATTTCGCTGGTGACGCGCGCTCAGGTGCTGGATATGGGCTCCGGGCTGAACATGTATAGCGCCCGGTTTTTGAAACCCCGGTTTTACATGGGTTTCCCGGATGACCTGACGTTCAATGTATATATGCTGTACTACAGTATCTGGAAAAAGGTGCCGATGAAGTTTTTCCCATTGACGTGGCGGGAGGATGACCAGGTTTCAAATGCCAAGATTTTCCGCCAGGGGTGGCGTCTGCTGGGGCTGACATGGCAGTATATGCGGGATTCGCAAACGCTTTTCTCAAGCATACACCAGCCCAGTAAACCGCAATATACGTCCCAGTCTATTCCTCTGGCAGGTTCTCTGGCTGAGACAAGTTCTGCATTGTAAAGAGTATCTGATGGAACAGCAGCTTTCATTGTGGGTGTGTTGGGGATTTGCTCTACTGTTCATGCTGGTGGCAACGGCTGTGCGTGCAGCGCGGTTGTATATCAGTCTGGGGGTCTTGCGCCCTTCTTTGTTTCGCACCAATACGATTCATTTTGTCGGGGCGGCGCTGGGCTATCTGATCGGGGCCTTTGTGTATGAGCTCACCGTCATTGTTCTTTGTGCTTACAAGGATCGCAGCAAGGCGGTGCCAACGCTGCTGGCTTTGATATTGGTTCGCATTTTTGACGCATTCATTCTGGTTGTGGTGATATTCTTCTTTACCACACTGTCGGATTCACGCATTCTGTTTTTTGCTTTGCTGCTGTTGCTAGCGTTGATGTGGGGCATTATGTTTGCGCTGTCTCCTATTTTGAGGCGGTTGGAGCGAAACCTGCTGGAGCTCAACCGGGTCAACAGGAAAGATGCCTGGTTTTTAAGGCAGTCTTACCAACTGCGCCAAAGCCTCAACAAGCTGCCCTGGGAGAAAAAGGGCACGATCAGCATGGTGTTGTCTTTATCCGTTATCGGCTGGGTGTTCGAGTGGATGGCTGTTGCATTGGTTATCCCTGTCAGCGGGGATGCCGTTGCGGTCATCATCAACCGGGTGGGCGGCAGCTTTGGCATAGCGCTGGGTGTTAATGCGACACAGGTTTATAACTGTCTGATGCTGGTTGTTTATGTGGCAGCCGTACTTTTGGTCATGCTGAGTATTGTGCGCTGGCTTAAAAAAGACCGTCAGGCGTGCTCTTTTAGAGATTGAGTTGATGAGATGATTTGCATATTTTTCCCCCAACTTCTGCCTAACTCGTTTGTAAGCAGTGTCTTACATACCAAGGATGTGCGTAAATTGCGCCTGGGGCAACGCACATATGGCGGGCTTGTAGAGAGCATTCCTGCGTTTGAGCACAGCCGCTTTTTGTATGCGGATGCCGCGTGCCCTTCAAAGTGGAGCGAGGTGCAGGCTTTGTGCATGAAGGTATTGCAGGCGCAGGCCCGGTTGCCGGAAGACGATGAAAAGGTGGTGATTTACAACTTTGCCTACTACCCGCTGGATCTGGACTGGGTGGATAACCTGTTCCATAAGGCCATGCAAACGGATATTCCCTTGTTTGTGGAGAAGCACCCCCATCAGACTGCTGGCCAGCCGGCCCGGTTTGTTGCAGCCTGTATGACCTATCAGCAGCTGATAGAAGCAACGTTGGAATCCTCAGAGCCAGCACGGGTGCAGGCCGGCGATGACCAGATCGCGAATCTGGGGCACACGGCAACGGCGTTGCGGCTGTTTGGCAGCGGTTTTTCCCTGCGGCACTTTAATTCATTGCAGCCCAGTCGCAATGTGTTCTTTTTAAAGCTTTCGTCTGTCGTGGAGAAAATGCAAGCTGAGTATGATTTTTTCAGGCAGCTTCCAGCCCCGGTTCGGCCTTATTTTCCGCAGGTGGGCGATCTGGTGATGGAGGCAGACCGCAGTGGTTATGAAATTGAGGCGGTTCCCTGTCTGGACGTGGCTAAATCCTTGCTGAACGGGGTATTTGCCAACCGGCATGATGGCGAGCTGTTAATGAGCCTGTTGGATCAATACCTGCAAAGTTGCCCGGCGCAAAAAGTGGGGGAGGAGGCTTACGCCCGCCGGGCTGAAGCCTTGTTTGTCGACAAGCTGAAAAAGCGTGTGGACATGTTGTTGCAACATGCCTGCGTACCCAAAATGGATGTGATGTGCCAGATGAACGGTATGGGTTCTGTAGCGCATTTTGCCGATCTGTATGTTGCAGCGCTGCAAAAGGATATAGAGCAGCATAAAGAGGATACGCTGGTGTTTTCTCATGGGGATCTGTTTTTCTCCAACATTTTGTTTGACAGCACCAAAGAGTACATCAAGCTCATCGACCCCAGAGGTCGTGTCTCACCGCAGGCAGAAGATGACTATATGCCTGCGTGGTACGACCTGGCCAAGCTGAGCCATTCATTCCTGGGGCATTATGACCTGATGGTCTACGACATGATGGATGTGGTGATGCAGCGTGATCTGACTCTGGGTTTAAAGGATGCACATGTGCCGGGAGTGGCGCTGCTGGAGCAGACGTTTTTGGACTACCTGAAAAAGCGCAATATATCTGTTAAACGTTTACGCCTGTATGAAAGCAGCCTGTTTCTGAGCATGATGCCGCTGCATGCAGAGGATGAGCTCAGAATGCACAGGCAGTTGATTCGTGCGATGGAGCTTTACCGCTTCTCAACCACCTGAAAAGAATTTTGTCATAGATGAAAGGCGTATGAAGCGCTAAGGAAAGCTGATGGCTGTAACGTATATTTTGTGTGCTGCCGGCGAGGGAAGCCGGTTCCGTGATTCTTTTGGCACCTTGCCCAAGGCGATGATCGAGCTGTATGGCTCTACTTTGTTGGAGTGGTCTTTACGCTCACTGCCAATCTGCGGGCAGGACCGGCTGGTGCTCATCACGCAAAAGAAACACCGGGTCAAAGAGAAAATGGAGCAGAAAATTGCCATGCACTATCCGTTTTCATCGGTGGTCTGGCTGGAGATTGACGCGCTGACAAGAGGCCAGCTTGAGACAGCAAGTTTTGCTTTTGAGCATATTCTGCCTGAGAGTTCCGTTGTCATCTATAACTGCGACACGTATTTTGAAAGCCAGACGCTGCTAGGCAAAATGAACGATCCGCAGGTGCAGGGCATTATTCCCTGTGCCCAGGCACAGGGGGATTCATGGTCGTTTTGTGAGGTCGATGAGCATGATCAGGTGCTTCAGGTGCGGGAAAAAGAGCGCATTTCCGAGTGGGCATCTGTCGGGCTTTATTACTTTAAAGATGCAGCACTTTTCTGCGAGCGTGCGCTGCATGCCCTGGCGCAGCCCCAGACCCAAACCCAACAGGGCGAGTATTACGTGGCCCCGCTGTATCAGACATATCTGGATGCGGGGGAATGTGTGCTGATGGATCGTGTCAGCCTGTTCAAACCCATGGGAACGCCGCAACAGCTTGAAGCGTTCTGGGAAGTGGATGTCAAGCAGCTTGCGGTTGAAAACCTGGCGCCCGTGCTGGTGGTGGATCTGGACAATACCATCACCATAGACGAGCCGGGCGTGTCTTACGCTATGAAAAAGCCAAACAGGCCCGTGATCATGAGGCTCAGGGAGTTTGAGCGGGCCGGGTGGGAGATCATTATCTATACATCACGCCGCATGGAAACATTCCAGAACAACGAGGCCCGCATTGTGGCCGAGGTCGGGCAAACAACGATGGACTGGCTTGAAGTGCATCAGGTGCCTTATCATGGCATACGGTTTGGCAAGCCGTATGCGCGGTTCGGGTTTTATGTGGATGACAAGGCCATGCATCCGGATGAATTCATTCATCTTTCGCCTGAACAGGCGCTTGAGAAATACCGTAAATAATGTACAGAATTCATGTGCGGAAGTGATGTGGTTCACTGATGATGAATTTGCGCCAGCTGATTGATTATCTGATGCGTTATGCTTTTTCCAGCATATGCGCAGTGCTGCTCGATATTGCACTGTATGCGTTTTTAATCTGGGCCGTACAGCTTTCCCCGTTTTACGCCAATGCCATCAGTTCGGTCGTATCCGTCATTGTGGTCTGGTTTTTGTCAGGCCGCTATCTGTTTGCAGCGCATCGAATTTCATTGAAAAAATACATTACCTGGTATGTCTACCAGTTTATTGTCATCCTGATCTATTCGGCAATGGTCAAGGGGCTGGTGGATTACGGCGTAAATGAGCTGTTAAGCAAACTGCTGATCACAGCGCTTTCCTTTGTCATCAACTCGACATTTTTTAAGCTTGTAATTCTTAAAAAATAAGCAGACCATTCAGTATCCAATCAATATGCAGGCCACCTCTTCAGGTGGCTTTTTCTTGTCTTTGCCAGCCATGATTTGGCCATCCAACCATTCACATAAAAGTGCTATCGGCGTCTAACATCACATGCGTAAGAGGAGAAAAGATGGATACAAACAACCAGACGGATGTGATGCAGTTATTTGTGATTATGGCGGCCTCTATTTTCGGGCCGTCCATGGCGGCCATTATTGGGCCTTATATCCTGATTGCTTTTGCCGCAGCAACCGGGGCGGGTTGGTCGCTGGGCAGAAGGGAGCCCAAAGGCAAGGCAAGCGCATTGTTTTATTTTGTACGGGTGGTTTTTACCGCTGTTTTGCTGACGGTCGGTATTTCCAAAATAGCTGCCGGCTTTATTCCCAGCGTAGAGGCAGACTGGCTGGTGGCGCCGGTGGCGCTGATCATCGGGCTGATTGGGGATGACTGGTACAAGATCGGCGAATGGTTTGTGCAAAAGGTGAAGCTGTTCGTTGACCGCAAGATGGATGGAAAGGAATAACAGCGATGACAACGTTTTATTATCTGACGGCGCTGGTCACAGGCATTCTGTGTTTTGGCGTGATTGCCATTTCCGTGTTCCGGCTGAATCTGTGTGGCAGCAGCTTGCGACCGCGTTTCAAATACACGGCATTGATCTTGTGCGCATCGGTTGCCGGTTGCCAGCCGTATTTGAGCAGCACACTGCAAGGCGTTGGCAGCCTGGCCTTGGTGGGGGGCGTGATCTGGCTGCTGGTGGATGGTGCACCGGCATGGCGCCAGTACGCACATAAAGGCGGTCAGGAGTTTGATACGCAGATTTTTGATCCTGAAACCTATGGAGAGGATGAATGAGCAATATGTACCTCAGCCCGCATTTCAGGCTCAGCGAGTTTACCCGCTCAGCCACAGCCGAACGCCTGCAGATCAACAACCAGCCTGATGCTGCACATCTGCAAAACCTGATGCAACTGGCGCAATCGCTGGAGGAGGTCAGGGCTTTGTTCAATGTGCCGCTTCTGGTTTCAAGTGGTTATCGTTCCGCCGCGCTCAATCAGGCGGTGGGCGGTGTGGCAACGTCTGACCATGCCCAAGGGCTGGCGGCAGATTTTACGGTTCAGGGCCAGAGTGTGCAGGAGGTCTGCCAGGCCATTGAGCGTAGCGGCATCCGGTTTGACCAGCTCATTTTTGAACAGGGGGTGACTGATTGGGTACACCTGGGCATTGGCAGCAGAATGCGGCAGCAGGTGCTTTCATGGCGACGTGGCGTGGGGTATGTGCCCGGTATCCGAAAAATTGAAACAGGGGGTGTGTGATGGATGCAATTGCCGCAGTGGTTGTATGTGTGCTGTTCTTTTTCATTGGTGTCGGTGTACAGGTGAAAAACCCCGGATTCGGGCAGGCCATTTACAGCGGGTGGAAAAGTTTCTGGCACAAAGTTAAGCGTAAATAAAGCCGGGTGTGCAGATGAATTTCATCAAAAAATATCTGCCTGAGCTGGCCGTGGTGCTTGCCATGACCGGGCTGTTGCTGTGGGCAGCGGTGCAGACATGGCGACTGGAAGCTGCGCACAATCAAACCGACCGGATCACGCTGGCGTTTGAGCAGTACAAGTTGCAGCAACAGGCACAGATGCAGCAGGAAAGACAGCGTGAACTGGATCTTAAAGAAGTGGAGCGATATGAAAACGAGCAAAGGCTGCAGCAGATTATGGTTGAGCGTGACGGCGCTGTTGCTGAGCGTGACGGGGTGCGCGCAGAGCTCGCCCGTGTACGTCAGGCTGCCGGTGGATCCGCTGCCGGCAATTGCACTGCCGCCGCCCACACCATCCGAGTGCTTACCGAGTTGCTTGAAGAATCTGACCGGCTGGCGGGAGTCTATGCACAATACGCTGACACAACTCGAAACCACTTACTGACGTGTAACGGGTTTTACAACGCCCGTGGGCACGAAGAGTGATACGCCACAGGCGGTGCGCGGCTCTCCGTGCGTTTTAAAAGCCAGCAGCAGATGCGGCAAAAAGCATCAGGAAGACCTGTGCAGGTGCGTTATGGGCAAGCAAGAGTTTTTTGGGTGCCGAAATGCCGAATATTTCTTCGTGTTGCTGATCCAGCTGTGGCAGTGCCATGCTGGCATAAAGCCGGTGTGGTGGGAGGGAGGCAATCAAGATAAAAACCATGTCACAAGTGATTCCAACGCACTGGTCCAGAACCAT